CGGACCAAAGCGATAGTTTACTAAGGTTCTTATTTCATTTAATTGTTCGGCTGCAAGCTTGGCATCAATTACACTTTGTGCAACTGAAGATATACCTAACTGTTCTGTTATGTTATTGTTCTGGTCTTTGATTCTTTGCTTTTCAATCTCTTGTTGTCCAGTAAATAGCTGGTCAATCTGTTTAGCTATACCACTTATATCCTGGCAAGTATTTATATTTTCCTTGATGAATGATGTTGCAGATCTAACTAAAGCTATTCCGCTGAGTACAGCTGTAACTGGCTCAACCATTAGTCAACTCTTTTAGGTGGTCGCCCTCGTTTATTTTTTTTTTTAAACAAAGATTTTATTTTATCTATTATCTTTTTTATCATGCTAACTTGTATGCTCCAAAATATGTAGAGAAGTACTGAGGAGGTCCGCCACTTAACCAGGGGGTAGAGGATGCTTCATCTACTTTCATATATACCTCTAAGTAATCTGAAGTACCATTCATATCTACAATCGTAGACATATATGCGTTGTTAGAATAATCACAAGTATATCCAGAACTTTGACCATCAGCATCATAATAGTAACCAACTTCTCTAGTATTGTTTTTTCTTATTTCTATATACCCAGACTTCCATCTATCTAAAGTACCTCCTTGTGTACGCAGGTTTGAAAACACAAAATATTTACCTGCAACATTTGGAGTAAATCTATAATTAGATACATCATAACAACCATCAGAATCTATAGCTTCATTATTAAATGGTGTCTTTACATAACTGTTATCACTAAAGTTATAATTACACGCATCTCCTGAACAATCATTCGTTCCTCTGTATGCCATAAAGTATGGTTTGTTAGATGCACCAGCACTAGCTTTTATTAAACCTGAATCTCTACCTACATTGTTTGATATGATACCTGTCATAATTTATCCTATATAAAAACCACCCCAATAACTACCATCTGCTGATTGACTACCACCAAAAACTCTAGCATAGTTTGCACTTTGGTCAACCTTTACCCAACACTCTACATAATCAGAGCTACCATTAAAGTCTATTAATTGCCCCATAACATTATTAACATGGGAATCTCTATTATACCCATCACTTTGAAATGAACCATCATAACTTCTTTGTTGTCCGACTCCATAGTTATTACCATTGATTCTAAATTCACTATAAGCTATAACTAGTCTATCTTGATATTCACCTAAATATAGTTTTGAAAATATATAATACTTACCTGCTTTATTTGGTGTCCATCTATATGTACTTGTATCATAACAGTTATCTGTATCTATTCTTTCACCATTAAAGTAAGCTTTTGTATAAGTATTATCTGATGTGCTTTGCGAACAACCATCACCAGAACAACCATCAGCACCTCTATGCACCATAAACATTGGTGTATTTCCACCAGCAGGTAAAACTTTTTTTAACCCTGACGACCTTCCTACATTTGCTCCTATAATACCTGACATAATTATCCTAACCTAAATCCTTGAAAATGTGATTGTCTCCAAGTGCTAGCATTTGTACTGCCACCTGCGAAAATAGGTGAGTATACAGTTATATTCATATTACACCATACTTCTACATAATCTGATGATCCATTAAATTCTTTAATTGCTGATAGTTGAACATTTACTTCTCCGTCATAAGTATATCCGCTACTTTGAGAACCATGATGTCTATGTCCTGCTAGGATATCTGTAGCAGAACTACCTCCATTAAATCTTAAATGACTTTCAGAAGTTATAAACCTATCTGTATGTGTTCGTAATTTAAATGAAGCTTCTATATAATAAAACCCTGCTTTGTTTGGTACAAATCTGTAGTTAGATGTATCATAACAACCGTCTGTATCATATACTTCCTGATTAAACTCTAGTTTAGAAAGTGTTGCATCACTAAATGCTTGTCTACAGTTATCACCAGAACAAGTATCTAATCCTCGTACTGCCATAAATGATGGTGTATTACCACCTGATGCTGGTGCCTTCATTAATCCTGAAGATCTATTTATACCTGCAGTAATTATTCCTGACATTACATTCCTAGTGTAGCTTTTATTTCATCATCAGTAAGACCTAAGTCTTTTAACTTAGTTTTAGCACTAGCTCTTAAATCTGCTCTTTTATTATCAAAAGCTATAATCGCATCTTCTAATGCTTTGCCTTGCTTTGCATATGTGTTTAATGTAGATATAGTTGGTTTTGCTACACCATCTACTGACCAATGTGTTAAAGTAATTTCACCATCTACTTCTTCCATTAAAACATTTGCATCAGGTCCCATAAACTTTACTTCACCACTAAAACCTTTATCTGTGCAGTATGCTCTTACTTGATCTGACATTCTTGTTGCCATTATACCTCCTTATCTAGTTTGATCTAAATAGCTTACAGTAACATCAACATTACCAGAACTAGCTAATTGTACGCAAAGATGATCTTCATCTTCTAATACAAGTCTATCATTAAAAACGAAAGTTTCGTTAGCACCGACTGCTTGGTCTGATAACACTTCTGTATCTGTACCTCCACCACCAGCATCAATAAATAAGTCAAAGGTCTCAGCTGCTCCTGCTGTTTCCGTAACTACTACTGATAAAATGGTATAAGTATGACCACTTACTCCGTTTAAAACAACAGACTCAGAGTTAGTAACTCCATTAGTCAATGTTCTTTTAAGTACTTCACTTGCCATATTTACCTCCTACATTCCAAACACAAGGGCTTTGCCAGTAGATGAAACACTACTATCCATTGAACCTTGTATACTAACTCTACCAGTTCCATGTGGTACTATGTTTATATTACCATTAGATACTGATACTATATTCTGTCCATTAACATCAAGCGAACCCCCCAACTGCGGACTCGTATCTCCTACTAAGTCTGTAATAACTGTACCAAACTCATAACCACTAGCACCACTATTTACTTTTATTACTTTACCACCTTGTCCAGATAAAGAAGTTAATCCAGTACCTCCGCTAGTTGCCGCCAACCCATCTGTTATAGTAAATGTTTGTCCAGTAGGTACAGTTACAGTACTACCGCTTTGTCCTGCTAATTGATCTACTTTTAGTTGAGCCATAAAACCTCCTTATATTATACTTAAAGCACCATTGCCATCAATTGTCAAGACTGTACTTCCGCCACTAACAGTTATCGGTCCAAACAATACACTATTTTTAGTATTCGCTGTAGTGATAGTTGTATTAGAACTAACTGTATTGTAATTACTAAATACATTTCCAGCAGTAGTTATTTCGCTAGCTTGTATAGTACTTAAAGTTAAATTACCAGAACCATCTGTAGTCAATGCTTGTCCTGATGTACCATCAGATGTTGGGTAACTAAGACCATCTAGGACTACTTTACCACTACCATCTGGTGTGATATTTATATCACGATTAGAAGTAGATACTATAGAGTGTGTTTGCACATCTAAGTTTCCACCTAATTGTGGACTTCCATCTTGCACTATATCTGTTAATGAACCAGCAACAATAGTTACCCAAGCAGAACCATTGTAATACTTTAATACATTTGCTGTGCTATTATATGCTAAATCTCCTTCATCTAATGATGATGTTGGATCGCTTGATCCTACTCTATATCGTTGTGCAAAACTATTTACTTCACCTATATTACTTGCAACAACATTAATGTTAGAAGTTACAACAGTAATTACATTTCCCATACCATTACCATGCGAAGTACAATAATACTTCAATGATGCAGGTGCATCTGAGGGAACTACAAAAGTAGTTTTAGCACCTGCACTTCCAGGTGTACCAGTAGATGTAACTCCAGTAGTATAACTTGCATCTGCACTTGTTCTAAATGCTATTGGATGCGTAGCATTACTTGAATCACTTTGATCAAATACATAAGTGTTACCTCTAGTTAAAGTAATAGCTGGATTACCAGTACCATCTAAATAAAATACATTACCACTACCACCACCATACAATGTACCAGATGCTACTGTTACTGCATAGTTTGTTGTACTTGCAAGTGCATTTGCTAAGGATGTTACATCAGCACTTATGCCTGCAAGTGTTGTAATGTTTGCATTATTACCAGCTACAGTAGTTACATTTGCACTTATTCCTGCAACTGTACCTATATTTGATGAGATACCTGCAACTGTAGTAACATTACTAGAGATACCTGCTACTGTAGATATATTAGAATTATTACCAGCTACAGTATTTATATTACTATTATTACCTGCGACTGTAGCAATATTACCAACAACACCAGATGCACCTAATGTTGCCATATTTGTTACATTATCAGATGTAGCCAGTATGTTTAAGTCTGCAACTATATCACTTGTAGCTAACTGATTTAAGTCTGATACTATATCAGATGTAGCTAGTGTATTTAGATCGCTAACAATATCAGATGTTGCTAATGTATTTAAATCTGTAACTATATCAGAAGTAGCTAATGTATTAATATCATTGATTACATCTGTTACTGCAAGTGTATTTAAATCAGACACAAAGTCAGAGGTTATCAAACTAGCTTTGGCGGCAACAGATGTTATCTCCGAAGCTTTGCCTGCTACAGTTGTAACATTAGCTGATATTCCTGCAACGGTGCTTATATTACTTGCTATACCATTTAATGTTGTTATTTCACTTGATAATCCTGCTACTGTACTTACATCTGTAGATGCAATTGAAGTAGTTACATTACCACTTCCATCAAAAGTAAGAACTTTATTTGCTCTAGATGCAGTAAGTGGCAAAGTAAGTGTTGCTGTGCCATCTTCATCTTTTAATTGTATTGTTCTTGTTAATTCATCTTCTCTTTCACCCATCATAGCAACCATTTTATCTAAGTCTGTATTCAAACTTTCAATAACAAATGGTCCAGATGAAGGAAAATCAGTTGTTCTTTTTACTGGTATGTCTCTTACAATAGTAATAATATCACCAGCAGAAGCACCACCACCTAATGTAACATTACCTCCACCAGTAGAACCTGCTCCTGATACTGAGTATTGTGATGCACTACTTGGACTTGCCGCATATGATAGTAAAGTAGATCCATTGAATACTTTTATATCTCCAACTTCAAATATTTCAAAGCTATAAGCAAATACAGTTTGTCCACCTGAAGCTGTGTACCTATTTCTTGGTGTGGTATCGTTAACTACTATTGGCATAATATAATCCTATAACATACTTTCTTAATAATTTAAAGTAATTCTATCATCTGTAATACTATCTCTTATACCATCAAACAACCATTTTGTATAAAATAAATTATTATATGGTATTAATCTTTTAGTCATATTAACTCTATCATTAAAATCAACATTATCACTAAATAACATTTTATATACATCAGCAATCATACTACCTACTGGTCCGCCTATTTCTGATATTTGATCTGGTGCTGTTCCAGTAAAAGGATTATCTTGTCCAAACAAGTTAGGTCGTATACCTATGTAATTATTTGATGCTATTTCTGCAAAAGAATTTATGTCTAATATATAACTTGTTAGTCCGCTATATTCTACAGCTTTCATAATTCTTTCTTCTGTAGATTTATATCTCCACCAATCAGGATTTCTTGCAAAATCTGATAGCATACCTAGTGCAAACATAGCCATGATACCAGAACCTACTCCTTGATGTCTGCCTTGTAGTGTAGATATTACTATTTTATTATTAGAAGCAAAAGCCCAAGACATAAATTGAAAAGGTATTTTAAAAATATTGTGTTGTCTATCTTGCATCTTTCTGTTCCAACGACTAGCTTTGAATAAACCATAAGACATTAAAGGTTTGTCAGCTTCGGTAGGTGTTATAATTGTACTTAAAACATCTGCTCGTATAGCATTTACATATTTTCTAAAAAGTTGTGGGTTTGTTTCCATCCACTCATCAGCATTACTGTAATAAATATCTTTACCTCTTTTCTTAGGATTGTGCAATTTATGTATTTGTTTTAAATCTGTTTCTGACAAACCAAATGATTTTAAAATTTTTAAATCAGTCTGAAAATATTTTTTTAATCCAGGATTACCAGTATATTTTTTATTCAACATTGCACCAGTTCTTATAATTCTATCAGCAGACATAGGCATAACTAATCTTTTATTTATAGCTGTCCAATGATTTAATAAGTTTGCATTATAAAAACCACCAACCATTTTATCTAATGCTTCAAATACTTTATCTCCTATTTTACCTAATACTCTATTATTAACTTCACCTAAACCAGTACTTTGTTCTGCTACTCTTGATGCACCTGCACCTGATAATGTTTCTTGTCCTTCTCCTATAAACTTTAACATATGTTTTACCGATTCATCTCGCAAATTTAATTCATTTAAATCTCTAAACCATGCTTTTAAATATCTTCCAAATGCTTGTGATATACCTCTTGATAAAATTATTTTACCAAAGTCAGCTAAACTAGCTATGGTAGTCATACCCATCATTGCAAGTTGACCTAACTGCATACCTGCCTTTACTAATCTATTAGTTGCTGTGCCTGCTTCCATACCTATTGGTGCCCTATTTAATATTGGATCTAACAATCCATCTATATCATTTCTTTGATCTGCTAAATCTTCTATCATTTTATTAGGATTGTTTTCTATTTCATCACTATGTCTTACTAACACATCATCTATAGCTTCATATAATTTCATATCACCAAATCTATCACCATCAAACATTCTAGACATTTCAACAGCTGGTCCGAACTTATTCATATAAGTTCTCATAATTCCTTCACCATCTAAATCTATAAAGTCTGCTATACCATTACTTTCTTTTGTTAATAGATAATTAGGCATATCAAAGTTTCTGTGCATAACAAATTTTTGTGAACCTCTACCTGCTATACCATCATAATCTTGTGCATCACTTTCTCCTATTATTCTGTTAATAAGTTGTGTTGCTTGTAAATCTGCTTGTCGTTGTATCATTTCATCTGTAACTTCAACTTTTGTTGGTTTAACTAATCCCTCATCTATAGCTTCATTTTCACTTTTACTAACTACTTTATACAGCATACCTTGTGCTTCCAATTCAGCACTCTGTAAATTTCTACCTGCATTTTTTATTATTTGTGAAGCTGTAACATTTAAATCCTCAAACGAACCTTTTTTAACTTTTGATTTTGGATCGCTTTCTGTTAACGGTTTTATTCTTTTAAAAGATATTAACTTTTCAAAATCTTCATCAGGTATTTTACCTTTATATTTTTTCTTTACATAATCTATTTGAGCAAGAAGTTGTTTCATTTGCGATCTATTTATATGATTACCTAATCCATTCGGTTCTATTCTAACAACAGTCATCAATTTTGTTTTACCATCAGACATTGTAACTTGTTGTTTTCTTATAGCATTTCTTAAAACAAAAGGAGTTGTTCTAAAATCTGTACCTCTATCTGCAAATCTTTGTTCTAATTTACCAAATTTAACTTCATCATATTTATAAAATCTTCCATCTTCTAACATAAAAATATTTTTTAAATTTGTTTGTTTTAATATATCTTCTATCCTATCTATGTTTGCTGTAGATATTCTAGTAAAAAAAGCTTTTGGCATTGGTTCTTTAAATACAGTCATGTTCAATATTTCTTCAGGAAATAATGCAATTTTTTCTCCTGCTGTTTGTGCATCAATAAGTGTTGCTAATCTACCAGAAGGATTTTTTAATATATATGGTACAATTACTTTGCTATGAAAATTTTCTCTTTCATCTATAATGGTATCAACCATATATTTTCTCATAGTGTAAGACCTTTCGCCTTTCGGTCCTTTAAAATCTTTTTGTAAATTAATAATACCTTGTCTCAATAAACCTAGTATTTCTGATACTGAGTCATCTGAAATATTTATTGGAATTTTTAATTCTTTTTTTGCTTTTGCAAATAGTCTTTTTTGTCTATCTGTTAATCCAGATTGAGGATCTCTTTTTAAATTTTTTAAATCTTCTATTATTTTTTTTTGCTTTGGTGAATATTGAGGTGCTTCTATTCTTTTACCTAAATTTTCCATATAAATTAATTCTTTATCTGATAACCCTCTAGTAGAAAACTTTTTTTGTAATTCTAAAAATATTTCTAAATATCTAACATGATTTTCATAATGTGTTTTTTTAATTTGTTTTGCTAATTTTTCTAAATAACTTTTTCTAGATCGTCTTTGCCTAGCCATACTTTCCATTATATCTTTATAAGATTCTCGTTGGCTTTCTTTTCTTAATTGTTGGGATAATATATTATCTACACTATCAAATATTCTACCTTCTGCACGAATAAGAGAGAAAGCAAAACTTTCTAAAGAATTCATTTCTCTTAAAGTTTTATCTAAAAATTCTTCTTCATTTCTAATTTGCATTTGTATTGTATTTTTTCTTGAACTTTTTGCTAATCTTCTTTTCATAACATTAATATTTCGAATTCTTCTACCAGCAAATTCTGCCATTTTATCCATTTTAAAATTTAAATTATCAGCTGTATTAAATAACTTTGCATCTATACCTTCATCTCTTGCTCTTTTATATAACTTTCTAGTTAGTTGCACAGCTTTTTGTACTGCTGGAGATTCATTTAATAAAACAGTATCACCTTTATAAGATGCTCTTATATCAGCTAGTACTACTTCTCTCATAAACTCATTATAAGATTTAGATTTATTAAATTTAGATTTTAAATTTTCTATAGTAAAAGTAATATTTTGCGTACCTACAGTTCTTGGTTTAACTATATCTTTTGATTCTAACCATAAGTTTCTTGTTTGTGCTATGTAATCATAAGACAATGCTTGCCATTGTCCTCTAAGTAAATTTACTGTTTGTGGTGCTACATCACCTTTATCTATACCTCTTTGCATTGTTCCTAAATCAGAAAAAATACTTGTTACCCATCTACCCATAGCATTACTATTAAATCTATGTAACATTCTTCCTAATGCTGTTAGTTTTGTAGTAGCTTCAAACCCAAAAGCAGTTTTTTTTAATTTAGTATCAAACTGTTTTTCATTTAAATTAGGATTTTCTTCTACTGGAACAACTCCTTCTTCTTTTAAAGATTTATTTGTACTTGGATTTATCTCTGCTTCAAATACTTTTTTACGCATACCTTTAACTTTTACTTCTTTTACATTTGCTTTTAAACCATCATCATAAGCTGAAGCATTTGCAAAATCTTTGCCTACTCTTGATGCTGTAATACCACCAACAGCACCTCCTATTAATCCACCAAATAATGCAGAGCCACCAATAGCAAATGCACTTTCTTGTAGTTTGTATGTAGGATCTGCTTGTGCCCTTATAGTTTCTATTCCTGCAGTAACAGTTGCAGCTCCTAGTCCTACTCTTTTTGCACCTCTTATAAATCCTACACCTTTTGCTGTAGGCAAAGGTATTAAATTAACTGGATCAAAAACACCAGCAAATAACATTGATCCTATTCCACCATAGTCATATAATGACTCTTTTATTCTTGTCATTCGTTTATATAAATTTACTTGATAATCAAACTCTTGTTGACTGCCAGCTGTTAGTAATTCATCCATTAACTCAGCTGGTTGACCTTTTAACATTTCATCTGTAACTACAAAATTAGGATCATTTTCTCCTACTATAGATTGTTTTATTTGTGATAATATAGGTGCATAAGTATATCTATAGTTATTAGCTACATTTCTCCAAAAACCAGACTCATAATCTGATGGTGCTTGAAGGTAATCTGGTTTATCTATTTTCACTATCAAACCTATTTTTATCTGTTTTTCTAATTTGTTCTATTTTACCTTTTGCTATATATGCTTTATCTAAAGTTTCGTATTCAGATATGTAAGGTGAAGATTCAAAAATTTCAAATGCTTCTGTAGCTGATATATCTCTAAACTGATATAACTGACTTTCTGTATTAAAATATAATTCTTTAGAAGGCATTAAATAAAACTTATTATTTTTAGATACTATATGAGAATCTTTAAAATCAACTTTATCTACATCTATATTATATAAATATCTACTCCTATAATAATTTAATATTCCTGCTTCTTGTGTGTTTAAATCTTGTGGAACATCAAATATATTTCTATATAAATCTACACTTATAGTTTGACTAATTGGTTTATTAGTTCCTATTTGACCTGCTAATTCATTAAATTCTCCAGTAATTATTTTATCTTTTGCTCTAGTTATTCGTTCTGCATTTAATTTATCACTATTATATACTTCTAATAATCCTTTATAGTCATTAGGAATTGTTATTACAGCAGGTCTATTAGTTTTTTTATCCATTACAAAAGTGGTATAAGGTTCACCTATACCATCATCAACAGATATCATTATATTTCTTTGATTATCCCCTAAATTCATTGCAGCATTTTTTACAAATTTAACATTTTTTCCAAATAACATTGGAACTTGTGCTGTATTTCCACGATCATCAGGATTTGATTCCAAAGTAAATAAATCTACAAAATTACCATTAACACTATTGCCAATAATATCTCCTTGTATTCCTTCAAACTTATATTGGTCTCTTTTAAATTCTTGGTTTCTTTCTGTAAGTTTTAAATTTAATGGTTTTGTAGGATCTATTTCTGTTCCTATTTTAAATACTGCATTAGGTAAAAATTGTGCTAATGATTCTTTAAAACTTTTATCCCAATGAACATCACCTGGACTTATTTCTTCTAATGGCACAAATACATCCATATTTTTTAATTGGTATGCTACATTCAAATGTGTTAGCACATTACCTTCATATACATTCATACCAAAATCTTTCGCAAAACTTTTATACTTAGAAACTAAATTATGATATGCACTAGATATTGGTACAATATTCATGTTATTACGACCTGCCATAAAATCATCTTCTGCTCTATTACCTTTTCTTTCCATATCCATTTCATAATCAGGGGGTAAATCTCCTTTACTTAAATTTTCTATTTTTGCTTGCACATCTTTAATTGCTTCAGATTTTGTTGAATACATAGAATCTCCAGTAGCTCCAAAATGTATTAACCATTGATTAATAGATTGTTCTACTGCTTCTCTTGCTTTCATAGCTGTTCTTTGGTCTACATTTTTATCTCTGAATACAGCAAGCAATAAATCATCTCTTATGTTAGGAAATAGTTCTTCATCTTTTGCAGTTTTAGAATCTATTTTTGGATCTAAAACTTTAGCTAATAATAATTTACCAGCTTTTAATTTTTCACCACCATCAATATATAAGCTATTTATATTTGATACTATAGTACTTACTTGAACTTCATTATCTAATTGATATTCACTTAATGTTTTTATTATTCCATATGATTCATCTTTAATGCCTAAATCTGCTGGATCTATATTTTGATCTTTTAACATTTTTATAATAGGAACACCTAAATTTATCATAATTTGTGAATCTTGACTCTGTACTGCGTGTTTTAAATATTTGCCTATTACTGTTGGTCTATATCCAGCTTTTAATAATAATTCTAACTTAGCTCTTTTTACTGGAGTCATTACATTATTGTTTTCAAAAATATTATTAGTAACAAATTTAGTTAGTTTATCAGTTGAAACTGTAAATATATGAGATGAGTTTGTTAAAACTTCTCCTTTAGATTGTGCTATTATATTACTTCTAATTATATTTGCAGCTTCTTGATCTGCAGTAATATTTATCTTTGTTTTTTCTATGGCAGTAAGAGCTTCATTCATCATACCTCTTACTGGTGCATATAATTTTAGTAATTCTTCTCCTGAATATTTACCTAAATATATAGAATTATCCAATGGCTTTTCACCATTTAACAACAACCTTATATCTTGTATTGTTCCTTTAGACTGACCTTTAAGTAATGAAAAAAACTCTGTATGTTTTTCTTGAACACTTGAATCATTAACCCAATTTCTTAAATCAAGTATCTCAGAGTTGTTAGCAAAAACATCTTTGTTAGTATCTATTATATTTGCTACTTCTGTTAAATCACCAAAGCTATTCATTAAATTAGCTTTTAATTTAGTAAATATATATTTTTGATCTGCTATTTTTATATTATTTATTTCTCTTTGTACAGTTCGATTTACATCAGCTAAGATTTGATTTCTTGCAATTTTTGATTGTTTGTTGCTTTTTGATCCAGTTGGTAAATCATGTCCATTTATTTTATTTACTGTAGCTGTTCGTAAGTTCTCTAATTCTTGTTGTGAAGGATTAATACCTAATTCATTAATAGCTTGTGAAAAATTTAATAATTCTGATGATACTTTTTCTTGATAATCTAAATAGTCAAGATTATTTTTATTTCTATCATTTTGAAATTTAGTTAATTCATTTTCTATAAAAGTTTTACTTTCTATAGAATCATGTATACTTTCTAAATTAAAAATTTCACCTTGTAAATCTACAGATGCTTGATTATTTGAGATAGCTAATTTTAATTTTAATACATCATCAGCATTATAAATTAGTTCTCCTTGTTCATTTTGATTAAATAATTTTTCTCTTATGCTTTGCCAACCTGCGATTGCTTTTACTTCATTATTTAAATTATCAAAGTCTATATCAGATATTAAATTAGGATTTATTTGTTGTTGTTTTAATAAAATATTATTTAGTTGTGATACTACTTGTTCAAATTCTGGTGCATCTTTTTTTATTTTATACAATCTTTGTATTAAAGATTTTTGATGTGAAGCTAAATTTGCTACTAAATTATTTCTTGCTCTATTTGCATTTTCTTTTATATCAGTTTGTAATAATGGCTGTACTTTATCTTGCACTATCGCATCAAATACATTTTTAAATTGTTGTGGTACTTGTCCTCTCATAGGTGTTATTTGTTGGTCTATCAATGCTCTTAAATTATTTGTATTATTTCGTAATGTTGGATCGTTAAAATATTCATCTTTAACAGATGTTATTTTATCATTAACAGAATTTTCTAAAGCATTAGCATATGTTATTTTAGCGGCATCATTATAGGCAGTATTATAAATAGTACCTCCTAATTCCATTGGTTCAAAAGTAGGCACACCATCAGCAAACTTTATAGTTGAACTTTGTTCATCTTTTTTAGCTTGTTCTATTGCTTTTTGTTTTGATAACTCAAAAAAAGTATTTGCTATATTTTGTGAAGTTTGTTGTACGGTTTTTGCAAGTTGTTCTGCCCCAACATTTTGTGGAGCTTGCAAAGCAAACCTAGTTCCAGGAGATGATTTTACTCCTACTCTACCTATATCTTTATATCTTTTTACCATTATTTATTCCTTTGTGCATATGAATATTTAGGAGATGTAGGAGAATAAGAAGTTGTAGTTGTCGGTGTTGTTGTAGGTTTTGTACTAGGAGTTCTTGTCATATTGTATGATGCACCTCCAGTTACTAATTGTCCAAAAGCACTTACATATGCAGAAGTCATAATACCTTGACCTGCTGATGGCATACCTTTTTGTGTAGTTAATATTCCAATATTTCTATCTGCTGATGTTTGTGCTACTGCTAAATTAAATCTATTAGTAGCTACATCTGCACCAAATAATTCTTCTGCTGTGCTTTTTATATTATTTCTACTAGCACTTTCTAGACCTCTACCATAAGCACTTATAGCTGACATTTCTGCTTCTAAGATTCTTCTTCTTTCTCTTTCTTCTTGTTTTGCAGCTATCTCATTTAATTCTTTTTGTTCTTTTAAATCTTGTATTTGTACTTCTGCATTATACCTAGCAACAGCTTCTTGATTTTCAATTTGTCTTTTTTGTATTCTGCCTTGTTGTATAGTTGCTCCTGCAGATACTACTGTTGCTAATAATGCTAATTCAGGTGAACACATTAGACTTGATACTCCATAACTAATCCAGTAATTCTAACTGGCAAAGGATCGGCTTGTGTAATAGTAACTGTTGCATCTTTACTATAACCTAATAAATAAAAATCTTTTTTACCAGTAACTACTGATGGTGCTATAGATAAATCATCTGTTACTTGTCTTAGCTGTAATGTAGTTCCTGATACTGTAGTTGATAAAGCAGAGTTTAATCCTAAGACTACTTTACTAACTCTTTTAGGTTTACCTTGTAAACTACCACTTGGTAATACAGTTTCTACTGGCATTGTTTCTACACTAACCTCATAGTCATATCCAACAGTAATTTCAGAAGTATCAAATCCACTAGACAAAGTAAGTTGTCCTCCTGATGTAACTGCAAACTCTCCCATATAAAAGTTACCGCTTCTAACTTTAACTGTTTTACTTGCATAGTTACTTAAACCAGTAAATACTGTGCCTGGACTTCCTAATGTAAATGTTGATGAATGATCCAAAGTATTTGCTTCCAATCCCATTTCTTCTATATAATATGCACTATTTCTATATACAGTAAAGAATAATCGTGAACCTACTGCTTCTACACTTTTATAAGTAGCACCACTTGTTGTTTTCCATTCAGTCCATCCAGCTAACTTCTCTGCTCTTACTGCATGAAACACACCAGCAGTACCATCTTCATTTATAAATATTGCATATGATTCTGGTCTTTCTGCTGTGCCTGGCAATATTGCCATATCTTTAGGTGTTTGTACTAAATGACTAGCCAACACACTTATGTTAGTTGCAGAATAAGATAATTCTAAATCTGTAAATAAAAGTTCTCTTACAGCTCTACCATGTTTTTGCACAAACAATGCTCCGCCTTCTAAAGTTTTTACATTTACATGACTACATCCATGTGTAGTTTGTCTTCGAACAGTAAAGTTAGATGGTGTTAAAACACCTGAATCAGCTTGTGGACAGAAAAATTCTCCATTTGCTGTAAAAATAAGTAAATGTCTATTTGATAATAAGTGTCTTATATCTGCTACTTGAGATGCTCCTATACTAGATTGTATACTATCTCCATCATTTCCATCTCCTAAATCAAAATTAAAGTATTGATCTGATTTACTCGCCCATACCCAATCTGGTAAACTTGACGATCCTCCAAACCATAATCTTCCATCATGAAATGTAGAACTAGCTGGATAACCTTTTACACTACTAAATGTTTGTTCTTTCCATTCCGTAGTAGCTTGATTAGGACTTTGTATAAATATAGCAGAACCACCACCTGCAGCTGTATTGTTAGCATTAGTACTACCGCCAGCAGTAAAAGTATATGTATCTTCATCTAATACAGTTATAGTTCTTGATCCATTTATATCTGCTCCATCTATACCCTCTATGCTATTTGATCCACTAAATGATACACTTGCACTATTTGCTAACCCATGCAAAGGATCGTTAACAGTAATTGTCTTTGTGCCTTTTTCTGTAGTAAAAGCATCTGTTATTAATTTTTTTCGCAAAGTTCCTTGTATTGTAGCAGTTACTTGTGTACCACTTGTATATCCAGTTATTTCTAAAGTTGTATCTTGTATCTTTAAATATATTCCTACATAACTACTGGTAAAATAACTAGCACTTGCTGTTATGGTAGTAGTGCCAGTAGTAGCACTTGATGATAAAGTTACAGATGTATCTGCAAATTTATAGTATGGTTGATAAACATTTGCTGTATCTTCATCAAAAGCATAGGCACTTCTAGTAAAAGTTGTTAATCCAGTTCTAAATATTTTTTGTGTTGCCATACTAGGATGCGTTACAATCATAGTATCTCCAGCTTGTGAAAACTGCATTTGATATAAAATGCTAGTAGTCCAGGGGCATCCAGTAATACTTTGTGCTAAAGCATTTGTTTCTAAATAATATATATCTACTCTTTGGTTCCCAAATGCCATAATGTATTGTTCATTATCATCAAAATCAAAACCAACAAGTCTTGCATCTCCAGTTAAACTTGCGTACCTCTTTGTTCCATTTCTTCTTTTAAATCCACCTTGAGAAAACAAAGCAACATTTTGCATTTTTTTTGCTCCATTTACATACGCATTAACATCACTACGCATATTCATTAATGGATCTAACTCACCTGCTTGAAATGTTGTTTTTAATTGTCTAAGAAGTGCTTTTGTTTTTGCCACATCTACTCCACAGTTCCTTCTATATTAGAAGTACCTGTTGAGTTTCTTGTATTTGTAAATCTAGTAACACGAAGTCTACTTGATGTTCTTTGCTGTGCATCTAAATTTTTTGCTATTGCTAATTGTCTTTGTGCTTTCAGTTCCAAAGAATCAGACAAAGCATTATTTTGTGCTACAGCATATCCAAATATAGAAGCCAAAGATAATTCTAATAAGAATATAAAATATGGTGGAAAAAATTGTTCTGGATTAGTAGCATCTTCATCATAATATGTATAATCTGCATACACTTTATCAGTAGATACTGCATCATTGTATACCATATCACCATATCTTTCAAATTTAATAGGCATATCATTTACAAACACACCATGTAGTCCTACTAAATCTGCTGGTAATTGATACGCACTATCCCATTTATGATCAGGTGTATCTGTTAATCTTGATAATTGTTGTTGTTTACTAGCAAATCTCCAACGATAGCTAGATAATGTATTTTTTACTGTGTCTTGATATAAGTTACTTGCTACTGTAGATTCTGTCGTACCATCTGCAAATGAAGTGATAGGATTTGCTCCTATCATTACTAATGCTCTTGCACATATATCTATCTTTGTTGTAGCCATATAATGTTGGGGGAGTTTCCTCCCCCTTTCTATTAAGTACCGTTAGTTGTTGTAACAGTTGCAGCTTCAGTAGCACTTGTAACTACCAATAGATCAACAGTTTCAGAACCTCCAGTAGCACCAACTACTATAATAACATCATGTTCTTTTAGTTCATTGGTTGCACTATTAAAATATCCGCTTCCTGCTACAGTTCCTACAGCATCAGCAGATTTGTAAATCCAAAGTCCAGGATTTGCACCACCTACTTTGAACAAAGTACTTGCTGTGTAAGCCATGTTTACCCCCTATTCAGCTATCTGCACTTCAAAGACTGCGTTGTCATCAATCAACACAACACCCAGACTCATATATGCAGTAATTAAGTTAGACACTCTTTCAGGAATATAGTTTACTTCTGTTGTTACATCAGCACCCATAGCTACTCCTAACCCAGTTCTGTGATATGCAAAACATTGTCTTTTACCACCAGTTGTAGGTAGACCACTATGCACCATCCACATGAAGCCAAGCCATCTTTTTGCAACCATACCACCTTTGTAAGGTAGTTCATCTGGTCCGATAAAGTCAGCATCAGCAAATGCGTTGATACCAAGTAGGTCTATCCAACCATCAGGTGATACAACAAAGTATCTATCACCATCATCAGGTATATCATTTTCACCCATAGAACCAAAAACAGTATTGATCTTAGTTAATGTAAGACCATCTGATCCACTTTCAGTTTGGGTATTTGATGTACCATCTAAAGCAGTAGTAATAAGTTCGTCAGTTTTTCTTCCTAACGCACCTGCACTACTTTGTGCAACAACCATTCTTTCGTCAATGTTTGTCTTTAACTCGTCTAATCTATCCACATAGTCAGCACTATAGTAGTCGCTTAGTGTAACTGTTACATTTGTGTGGTCGATATTCATGATAGGTACTTGTCCATGACGAGACTTTTGAACAGCAGTACCTTTGCCAACTTTTTGAAAAACAGTTTGATTTCCATTTACATTTGGTTTCTGTCTAATGGTATCTTTGAGTTTAGAACCCATTCTTTGATAAGCCATATGAACATCACTCTCGAACTGTTTTATAAAAGCAGTAGAAATTGATATAGCCAATTTTCCCTCCTAATAAAGATTAATAAAATTTTCTCCGAGATTGTCGTGCCTATCTTCTGTTTAGTTGTCCGTAGGGCTAAACTCCAATAATTACGGTCTACTAATTTACATATACTGAATTTTACTTAGATTTGCAACGACTAAATTTAACGAAGTCAAGATTTTTTTTTGTTACTATTTCTTTATCTATATCACATCCTAAATAAATTAAAAGTTTTACAGCTTTCTGGTTACCAATCCATACATAATTGTAAAGTATTTCATAAGGTTTCTGTAATACTTTAATCCATATTTTGCTTAAAATTGCAATCCTTCTTGGTTTTGTATATGCTTTATCTGTGGCTAACATCCATATTCTAGCTAGTCCATGCGATTCTTTAACAGTTCCAAATATTAATACTGGTTCTTTACCATAAAA